CTACAGGTTCTTATACTCCGCAATAGCATCGAAGCAGGGACACATCTTTTTCCACTTGTTTTTATCCGGTCCCCAGATGTCGCGGTGGCCAAGAATCTGAGCGGAAGGAAATATTTTGTGTAATTTACTCAGGCAATCAACAAGTACCTCCTTCTGCTCTACTGTTCGGTTATCGACAGGATTCCCGTGAGAATCGACGCCCCCGATATATGCAACATTAACAGCGGTGCTGTTATAACCCTGCACACCGTTGCTCACCTGCTCGATAGGTAGAAGTTGATGAAAACCTCCGTCAGGGGAGATTACATAATGATAACCGGGAGATTTCCAGCCTTTTCTGCGGAACTCTGCCTTCAGATCATCTATAGACTGACTCTGCGAGCCTGCCGTACAGTGCACAAAAATTCTTTCAATTTTTCTCATAATTATGTATTAAATAATTTGTCTTAACATTCAATGTCTTGTTTTATCAGTGTGGAGTCATTACCTTTAACAATTTTCTTCATATAGCTATATGTTTTAATTAGTACTGTCTGTTAATTATTCTCGCAAGATATGGCTGTGTAAAACCTTCGAGTGTGTAAGACTTGTCGGGGTTATACATCAACAGAAATTCATAAGAGTCTCCTGCCGCCATATCAAAATCAGCCCAATAGCCACCGTTCCAGTGTGTAATAAGCGGGAGGCCTTTAGTGTTCCATCGCGCCACATTTGCGCCGTCTTTTGTTGTGCATCTTCCTCTCATGGCGATGGACTCGCTGCCAATATCCATCACGATTGTAAGCCTTACGCAGAACTTGTCATCGACATGCTGCGAACCGAACAGTATCTGCTTGATTGTCCCGAGAGTGGGCAGCGCAAGCGCAAGATAATTTTTCGAGCTGACTATCAGGGTAAGCGAATCTATTTTCTGTACTTCGTTATAAGTAGTTCCTCTAAACAAACCTGTATTATCAAGGAATACATCCTTGGTAGTCATATTTATCATCGTGTACTTATATCCGTATACTCCACCGTTGACCGATACGTCACCAATACCGCGCAGCGCATAGTTCTGCACGCCGTTCTTCGCTTCCGCAAAGTAGCACACGTTGCTATGGTAGCCGTCAGTTGTACCGATGGCATCTACCCTCATCTTCGCACTGAGGTAAGTTCCAGGGCCAGGAACAGCGAGGGTCTGGTCCGTGTCGATGAATATAGCACTCCGTCCCTCTGCCTTGATCAGCTGGAAACGAGTATCTGTCAACATCATGCTGTCTTCCTTGAATACAGCACCACTCGACAGACCTTCGCCCGTTATCTCGAACCGTCCGAACTTCTTTCGTGTACCACTGTCCTCATCTTCGTAATATCTCACACCGAAAGCACCCTTGTCGGCATACATGTAGCCATCCTTAGAGACACGGAACGGAGAGTCGGCGGCTGTCGACGAACCTACCCAGAGAGGATATTGCTTTCCGTCTTCATCCTTCGCCTCGTCTATGTCGTAGTTGCCGAAGTGGGCGAGCGTATTTTGGTTATTACCATCTTTCGCCCAAACATGGTGAACATTGATGGTGTCAGCATCTATCAGGTCGGCATTAAGCTTGCCGTCCTGAAACATTGCAGTGGTAGTGCCGTTATTGCTTACCTTCACCTTGTTGCCGTACAGCTCTACGCCTTCAGGTGTGATATTTAAGCCCGCAGCCTTGGCCGTCGCCTTATCAATGAGGTCGGTCTTTTTCTCTGTGTACTCTGTCATCAGAGCACCTTCCTCCAACTTCGGCTTCGTCACCCATGCCTCACAGCCGTCCACAGCTCGCAGCAGGACACTCTGAGGAAGTACCGTGTCGCCATTGCCCGTATAAGGGTCTATACGCCAGTGCACCCAGTATCGCTTCCACTGCGATGTCAGGGTGAATTTCGATGCTCCGTCTGGAATACTTTGCATCACATACCCTTGGCTATTCTCAGAGTAGATACTGGCATGTATGCTGTCCTTATACATGTAAGCGTTGAGAGTACCGTTACCCTTAGCGAGGAATGAGAACACATAGTTCTTGCCTTGCCTGAGGTCGAGGATTCTTCCGCCCGCACCATTGAAGCGCAGAAAATCGCACATATTATTATTACTCTCGTCAGCCTTACCGTGCGCTACTGCGTATGCACCTTCGTATGCGTTGGCTGTTACGTCTTGAGTGACGAGCAGATTACTCTGCTGAGTGCTTGCCACAAGCGTTCTTGTATCGTCGAGCATATTGCCGCCAACGTAGTCGCTGTCTCGCTCCGATAGAGTCCAGCCCGTATACTCGTCTCCTTCCTCCAGCATCGGCATGCAGAACCATGCCTGAGCGGTGACGGTTGGTTTCGAATTTTCGTCGGCGTTATACAAGAAGATATTAACCTCAACGAAGTCTGTATCTCCAGAGTTGAAGGTGTTCGTCACGAGCTGCCAGTTGCCGTCGTTTTTCCAAAACATCTTTCCCTTAGACGGTGGAATACTATTACCTCTCTTGTATGTCGTAGCATCCGACTTAGAATGTCGCTCCGTGTACAACATCGCATGAGGGTTGTCACTCTTCACCCAGCACGAGAAGGTGTAATCGGTGTTCCTTTTTACAGGGATATTACCATACTCTCCTCGCCAAAACAGCCCGTTATACTGAAAACTGTCACTCGCTGTAACGCTGGATCTGACTGCGTTCATTCCGTTCACGCCTTCTGTCATTGTCGGTTGAAAACGAGGGGGGATATCTATGAGCCCGTCTCGTGTGAAGGCTGTACCGTATAGCAGATTCCGTCGCCCAGTTTTCTTCTTACTAACGCTTAATACAATATCTTTGGCTGTCTGCTGTATTGCAGACGTATATTGTTTAAGTGTTGTTGGAGATGGAGAAGACAAGTCACGCACAAGCTCTGTGTATTGCGTCTGTAGACCTTGCGCAGTAGCCTTCACACTGCCCATATACTTTGCTACATTCACCGTGAAAGGCACCTGAGCGCGATAAGATCTATCCGACAACATAAACTGCAACACGACAAAGCCGCATGGGGCAGATACATAGCCAGCTTCAGTCTTCACTTTATAGATAGATTCAAGCTGTACTTCTATATAACTACCCGAATCAGGGTCGATCTTAACAGATGCTGCAGCAGAGCAGTATGCCACATTATCAATAGTCAGATACTTAATCAGGTCTGATACATTCGTACCGCCTCGCATCACTCTCACAACAGCTTTCTTTTTCTGCAACGCAGACGTTGGGACTTCTCCTGTGTTGTCAGTGCTAAAGACCAAGGGACGCTCAATGAGAATGCTTATGCCGTCAGTCCCTTTTGCTCCATCTTCTCCTTTATCGCCTTTAATGCCCTGTTCTCCCTTGTCGCCTTGACCACCCTTCTGTCCATCCTTACCGTTCCGAATGATAGGTATGTCACAGGTAGCGAGAATTTTGCTTGGATTATATTCGCTTCCCTCGCACATATCAACTCTTACCGAATTTAGCCCCGAAAGACTTATCTCTTGCAACATACTGTAATAGCTATCGTACTTAGGTTCGAAGTCGATGGAAACAGAATCGCCGTCAGATGGAGTGTATTCGCTATACGCACTTCCGTCGTTAATGGTGAGTCGTAAGGTAACTGGACTCGCTTCCGTTGAAAAGCGATTGACTCTCACGCCTTTCACCATCTTATAGCCTCTAACTACAAGATATTTGTCGCTCCCATATTCATCGCCCTTGTCGATATATCCATTCGTGTAGTCGATACTTCCATCAGAACTAAGCCTGATATAGCTCGGGGACGCCTCAAGGGTGTAGACAACAGCATCATCACCCTTCTCGCCCTGAGGTCCCTGGACACCTGTTTCTCCTTTAGGTCCCTGCGCCCCCTGTTCTCCTTTTTCTCCCGACAGCACCTTCTGCCAGTCCGAAGTTCCGTCTTTCGGCTCCGAGTTGCAGCCGTTGGGGTTGACGCAAGTCCACAGTGCGTTGTTGTGGTTCACCTGGTCGTAATGGCCGTAGCTCACGCCCTTCTGCCACTCGCCTCTGTAATTAACAAGGTGTATCGTGTCACCAGCACTCGATACCCATTCGATGGCTGAACTTACGATCTTTGAGCCGCCAGGCGAGAACACGAATACCTCCTTGCCCTCATGCGTATATGAGCTAACGCCACACAGACCCACTATGCGAGGTGTACCATTGCCAGTACTCTCAAGCATCAATACTCCTTGGCGTGTTGCATCCTCACTGGCACCATCGAGCACGATGGTGTCGCCAGCTGCAGGCGTATCGCTGCCCGTCATGCAGTCAGTAGCCGACAATGTCACCCAGTCAAACAGTCTACCACCATACAGCGCCGTACCATCTGCAGCCGTGATGGTCACAGGCTGAGTACTCACCTCTGTCACCAGTCGCCAGTAGCTCTTATTGCTCACACCCTCGTGTTTCCCTTCGAGGATATTGAAGCTTTGACAGCGTGCCTGGTCTTTCACGCGCCATAGGTTTTGCGTCGCCGTACTGCCATCATCTGCCAAGAGATAACACTTCCAGCCTGTCGTAACACCCGATGCAGAGTATTGCTCTTCCACGTGCACAATTTTCGAGCCTGCGCCCGAAAGATATATATTTCCTCCTGCATAGGATAACTTACGAATCTCAAGCTCGTGGAAGATCGCCTTACACCACACCTCCAGCTCGCTCAGCGACAGGCGATAGCCGCCGTTTTTCGTGCGCAACAGCCCGAAGCCCTGCTGCGTATCCTCATCGTAGTTAGCTGAGCGCACATCGTCGGTCTCGATGCCTCCCTGTGCCTTCAGCTTCTTCAGTATTGCCACCACATCGGCAAAGAGAGCTGCAGCCTTGAAGTTCACGTCTTTCTTAAACCCCACATTCCCCTCGAAGGTCTCGTCCTGATCCTTGCGTGCAAAGTGATCGAGCGCCTCTGCCGAGAGGGCCACTTCGCCAGCCTTCGTGGCATAACCTGCAGTGCCGGCATGTCCAGCCTGCTCTGCATACTGTGCGCTGCCTGCCTCCTTAGCCTTGTCTGCCTCAGTCGCACGCCCAGCCTTGCTGGCATATTCGGCTTCTGTCGCAATACCTTGCAGGCGGGTCACCCTGGTTGTACTGCCGCCCGATGCGCCCGTGATTTTAGGCTTGGTGTATATCTTCGTTTTAATCATATTCTAACACGATTTGAATGTTGTTCTAAACTTTTTCTAAAGCAATAAGCCTCTTTTTACTTTTTTACCTTTAAAAGCAAGAAGGCCCTTTTTACCTTTTTACTTTTTTACCTTTTTACCTTTCAATCGGTCTCCTTCATTGTCACCTGTGCGGTGCCTTCTGTCAGATTACGACTGATGCCCTGCACGGCGAAGGTCTTGCCGATGGCAGGATGCCGGTAGAGGTTGAACAGCGACACCGTGCTGCCTTCATCCATGAAGTTCTGTTCCATCAGCACCTTCGGCTCGTGCCATTCCTCCCAGTAGTCGTTCACGTAGTGCTGCTCCGGCTTCGCCTCCTCCTGTGTCCGTCTGTTGTATATCGAGAGAAGCGGTGTTCCGGTTGGCACGCACAGGGGCGAGGACAGGAACACACTGTTGCCCACGCCCAGTTTCTTGCAGTCGTCGGCAGTCAGTGCGGTCGTGATCTTGAACTCCAGGTCGTCCTTCTTGTTGACGAAGGTCTCCTGCGTGTCGCTCATATACACGATGTCACTGTCGCCTGCAGGCATCTCTGCCTTGCCGTTGTCGCTCACCACCTTCACCTCGAACTTCTCCACCATGATCGACGAGGTGTGCGCCAGGAGCGGCACACTGCGGGTCGACCACTTCGTATGCCGCCAGAACGAGGGGTGCCGCCTCACGATCTCCTCCCATGTAATGTTCACCGGCCCGAGGATAATGAATTTCACCTGTCCGCTCACCTTGTCCTCATACCTCACAGGGATGGCAGTGCCTTCTGCGTCTATGCCGTCGTAGTACCACACGTTATTCTGCACATCGAACACCGTACCCACCATCTTGTCGCCTATTTTCGGATCTACACCGATGGTGAAGCTCTGCGCATAGTATTCGTCATCACTGCCGCACTCGGCCCTGGTCTTGTACTTCTGCCACACGTAGTCCTGCTTCTCGCCGTTGCCAGTACCCGCTGTGTCCGTGCCGAGCTTCTCGCCAGGAGCCTTCTCCACCACGCACTTGTCGCCCACGATGAGCATACACGCCAGGATGGGCACCTTCGACAGCTTATCCTCGCTGTCGCCGTAGGCACTGTATCGATACTCATACTCCTGTGGTCCCTCTGCCGTATAGGGGATGAAGCCTTGATTCTTCTCTATATCGGGACCTTTGTTCCAAGCACTGCCCATGATCTCTGTCGCTTCCTCATGCCAATGCTTGCGTGTGTAGTATCTGCCGTCGCTGTTATTGCGGCTTGGCACCGTTTTATGCCAGTAGTGTGGAAATATAGTATCCTGATGCTCCTTTTCTGCCATAAATCTGTTGTAGAGCGTATAGCAATAATCTGTCATCGGCATCAGTGGATTCAGTAGCATCTTACCTGATATAACCACATAGTTAGTCACCATGGGGTCGGCTGGCGACAGCGTACCGCCTGCCACATTGCCAGTATATTCTGCGCACGGGATGGCGTTCTTAATGTCGTCTGCGGATGGATGGTACTCGCCCTCTGTGTCGATGCCGTTGCCGTTGGTCGTTATCACCATGTAGTCAGTCATGCTGATACTTGCCGTTGGCGAGTTGTCCGAGCCGTTGCCGTTTTTCTGCACCTTACCCGTGCTTACTATCAGCGCTGCGCACATCATCTTGCCCAACATGTCGATCAGTTGCGTCTGGTCTGTTCCGCTTGTCAGCTCCAGCATATTCCTACCGTCTGGCGCATAGAAGGTCCATCGAGGATGATTCTTCACCAGTGCGAACCAGTCGGTCACCTTCGCGCCCTCATAGGTCGTCTTGCCCTCGTTCGTCACCATCTCCTCGATACCGTCATACGCAGCCCATCCCTCACCGTCGGCACTGTACTCCGTCAGCAGCAGCTGGCGCTTGCCGTACACGCTCTCCAGGGAGTCGCTGTCCAGCGGGTCGTCCACCAGTTCCTCTGTCTTCGTCACGCTCGCCGTCAGCAGCAGCTGGTTGTAGGTCTCGCCGATGCTTATCTGTGTGTCGCAGTCTGCCACGATGGCCGTCTCCACCGTCACCTTCTTCGGCCTGGTCCGTATATTTTTCAGGCTACCATCTATGTTGTGCCATATCGTAGCCTCACCAGCCCTTATCGTCTCCCAGCTGAAGATATACATCCTCCAGCCGTCCTGCACGATATGCAGGTTGAGATAGCGCAGCACCTCGCTCAGCACATCCTCCTGTGTCCACACGTCGTCCTCCTCGTCGCCAAGAAAGAGCAGCTCGCTGATGCTTAGGTCGTTCAGGATGGAGTAGTGGCGGGCGTTGGTAGCGTCGATAGCCTTCGACCCGTCGTACAGCACGGCCGTCTTTCTGCCGCCCGATATATCCAGGTTCTCCGTCACCCCCGTCAGTATCTCGCTCACGATGTCATGGAAGCTGCGCTGGCTGGCCTGCAACTTCACACTCTCATACGATGAGCCAGCGGCACCCACGTTCCGATAGAAGCTGTATTGCAGAGCGCCTAATGCGTCCACACACGTCAGTTCCACCTCGTCCCACACCTCGTTGTAACCTTGCGAGAATGCCTGAGGCTCCAGGTAGCCAGCAAATACACAGCGACCACCCTCGTAGATGTTCACCACGGCATCACGACACGACGAGCAGAAGAAGTCAGCCACGTAGTTGCGACACAGCAGCCTTACGCTCGCCTGACTCATCAGCAGCACGTCGAAGCTGTCGTTCACCTGTGTGCTTGTCTCTACAGGATCTTCACTCCAGGTTATGTCACTTTCCTCACCGCCGATCTCCACTTCTTTCGTCCGATCGCCGTGAGTCAGTATCTCCACCTTTATCTCTACGTCACTCTCGTTGTAGTAACTTCCATGTATATACATATCTCTATCCTTTCTCTGTTGGTTATATCTTAATATTTGAGCGTCTGCGATTAGAGCGGGTCTCATTAGCTGTCACCAACACGATATCCCTGCCTCTTATCTTGCCCACCACGCTGCCAGCCTTCACGCCGCCTGCGCCTCCTGCCATCAGTCCCGTCAGCACGTCCGTGTTCACCGTGGGCTGCATCCTGCCGTTGGCGATGGCGAAGAGTTGTGCCTGCTGGGCTGCGTTCAGTATCATCTCGCCCGAGTTCACACGGGCCAGTACTCGGTCGCCGCTCTTGCTGTTGCCGCCCACGATACCACCTGTGGCAAACTGGCTGATCATCGCCACCATGCTCACGAGTTGCGCTGTACCCGATATTCCGAAGGCTAACCATGTTATCCAGCTCTGCTTCGCCGCATCCGACATGGCTGTGGCTAACGATAGCGCTAACTGTCCGATGGCTGCCATCACTAAGCCCGCCTTGGCTGCTGCCGAGTCGCTACCCAACTGCTGCATGGCACCACCCAGAGCCTGGCAGGCAGTGCCAGCTGCAGCAAAGCCCTTTGCGGTAGGGTTGGCGATGCCTTGTATGTCCGTCATCGACTTTCTTACGCTCTCAAAGTTGCCAAGGTCTATATTTCCCAAGCCCTTGATCTTATCGAGGTCTTCCAACTTCTGCGTCAACTGCTTTAAGCGCTTGGGGTCGGCCTGCACTTGTAGAGGGTGCTCCTTCAGATACTTCTGCATGTCGTCGAACGACTCCTGCAGTTGCTCTACCATGGGCTTGATGTCTTTCTTCACCTCTATAGGGGGTGGAACCTCCACGCCTATGCGTATCTTCAGGAAGTAGAGGTCGCGCTGCAATGCCTCTATCTCGTTGTTCAGCGACTTGGCGGTAGCCTCGTTGGCGGTGGCGCTAAGCTGTTTCTTTTTCTCGTCGATGGCCTTGGTATACCAGTCGATGCTGCCCTTCAGTGGGTCATCTTTATGGTCGGTCACGGATGGGGTGTGATGGGTAGTTCCACCACTTCCGCCTCTGCCGCCTCTGCCACCTGTGCCGGAAGTTGTTTTGCCCGCATCTATCCACCCGTTGCTATTGGCAGCTGAAGCCATTTGCTTCTTCGTGTCTTCTATCTGCTTAGTTAGATTATTAATGGAATTATCAATCTTGGCCACTTGTTTGTCGCCCGAAACGTTGGTGCCATTATACCGCTCAGCACCCACCTTGGTGAACCGCCACTGCCCGTCATTACCAACTCTTCCGTATCTTTCGCTTCGCCAGCTTTCAGGTACAACATCCCCTTCCTTAGCATGTCTTCCGCCTTTTTTGGCATCATTAGCTATATTCTGTACAACCTTATTTTTCTGCTCTACAAGGCCAATCTGCTTCTGATACAGTTCGGTCAACTTGGCAGCATAGGCGGCAGCCTGCGCTCTTCGGGTAAAGGCTTCTACCACGGCACCCGTATTCTTCCGAAATATGTTTTCAGCATCAGCCACTCCGTTTACCTTGATCTTCAGCTCGGCAAAGGCCGACTGATTGTTTTTTATCCATGCGGTTTTTTCATGCTCACTGCGCAGGTTCTTCCAGCCATCTTTCAGCTGTTCGTATTTCATAATCAGATTGGCATAAGTACTCTTTAGCGTGCTGTCGTAGGCACTCTGTACAACATCGGCAGCTTTGGCTTCTTCGCTCGCCATATTTTTTGCACTCTCCGCAGCCTGAGTATTGCTATTTATGAGATGCCCGATAATTTCAGTAAGAGCCACAATAGCGATACCTACACCTGTAGATATCATCAAACTACGAATTGCAAGTTTTAAGGTCTCAGCGCTCACGGCTGCCCCTCGCATGGTGGCTGAACATACTTCTACAATAGGGGAAAACATCGCTATCGATGTTCTCGCCAGCTTGGATAGCACTTCCAAGATATTAAACGTCTTCGATAATGACACTACAGAAGTCGCACACATAGCCATCTGCGCGGATATACTGATATAAGGCAGCACGTTGCCGATAGACTTCTGCAGCGTGTCAGAATATTCTCCCAACTTATTATTGAGCATCTGCAAGGTTGAACTTCCCGTGTGTGCCACGGTATCGAATGTATTATCAATAGTTCCTGCGCTGTTCTTCATGCTGCTCACGTTTTCGCTGAATTTATCCGACAGGTTACCCATCAGCGGCGTGAGGGCGCGCAGACTCTCTGCGCTTCCGAAAAGTTTGCCGTACACCTCCTGCTCCAGAACTCCACTCGATTTCGAGTACTCCTGCACGCTCTTTCCGAGTTGCTGAAGGAACTGCTCCATGCCGCCTGCAGCCTTGATGGCGGCTGCGTCAAACTGAACACCCATCTGCTGAGCCATCTCTGAAGCCTCGCTCGATGGCTTGATAAGAGCGGTAAAAATAGCCGCCAACTGAGTGCTCACCTCGGCAGTATCACCGCTCACGCCCGTCAGCGTGCTGAAGGTCGCCATCAGCTCGTCCACACTCACGCCGAGTGTGGCAGCCTGAGAGGTGACGCGTGGCAAGGCTTGCGCCAACTGCTCAAAGCTCGTAACACCATTCTTGGCCGTGAGCTGTATCTTGTCCTGGATGGAGCCTGCAGCCTCCCAGTCTAATCCATAGTTCTTGATGATAGTAGAGGTCACCTTCACCGTTTCCTCAAGGTCTGCAATACCAGCCACAGAGGCGCGCGCCGACTTATTAAGGAACGTTATCCAGTTATTCTCTGGCACACCGTTGGAAATAACCTGATAAAGACCATTTGCCAACTTGTCTCGGGCAACAGGAACCTCGTGAGAGAGTTCAGCCACCTGGTCTTTCAACTTGGCAAATTCCTCACCGCTCTTTCCTGCCATGGTGTTGGCAGCCGCCATGGCACCACCGAAGCTGCGGCTTTCAGCGGTAATATCATTTAGTACAGACGAGAGTTGTCCGATAGCATTGGAGACATTGTTCCATTTCTCCACTATCTGATTGGTATTGATGAGCTGCTCTTGCAGCGCACCGGCAGCCCCCTTTGCGCTGTCAGCAACACGGCGCAGATTATCGACAGCCGTAGTAGCCGTCACAACCTTTTCCTTGCCGTCAATATTGAGCCGAATGTTAAATCTTACCTCGTTGGCCATACTTTTTGCTTTATAATTTTGATTATTCGATTCTTTTTACTATATTTGCAGCGTGTTAATATTTAAACATCATTATGGCAGAATATAAAGTTACACCGATGAAAGACAGAACCGTCTGCGGCTGGATTGCCGTCGCAAGCTTCATTATAGGACTGGTTCTCTGCGACTGGGTTATGGGGGCAAAAGCACCAGGCTGGGCTTCCGATTTATTGATTCTGTGTGGTATCACTATGTTTATAAGCACCTTGTTGTGGGTGATTATGCTCTGTCAGGATGATAATATATAATTTCATTTTACCCCTGCCTTTTTCTTAGCCTCCCTGTACCGCTCCATGATTTCCTCACGGCTCTGATTATTTTGCTGACTCCGGCAAGATGTTGCCTTCTGTTCTTCACTTTCCCATGGGAACTTCATGAAGTCCTGCGCCCTCAGCTGCTTTTTTGAGTAGGGCTGCAAAGAGCACAGGCACTGCATCCTCATACGCTCCCACCTGCCACGCTCCAGGTCCGTCTCCCGTTGCCACCATGCGTCATACGCCGCATAAAACTCAGAAGGGGTGCATCGGCAGAAGTCGTCCATATTCATACCCATACACCCCATCGCTACACCCTGCAGATGTTCCACATCCGTAGGCTCATATTCGCTATTATCAGCCGACGAAGTTTCGCCGGCTATTTTTTTTTACCTTCGTTCGACTGAGCCATTGCCTCGTTCCATGCGTTCAGGTCGTCGGGAGTAATCTGGCAGCAGAATGTCTCAAAGTCTGTGTCGAAGTCCACACCGTCGGCCTTGCATGCGCACTTCACGCAACAGAACATAAACATCAGGAGGTCCTCCATGTCGCCGGAGTCCATCTGACTCACGTCTTTCTGCGTGCTGCGTTTAAACATCAGCATGGCTCCCATCGTCAGGCGGCATGGCAATTCCGTGCCGCCGACAGTAACATACGTTCCCTTATTCATAACCTACACGTCGTTACTTGGTAGTTTTTGCACCACTATCAGATTGGCTCGCTGTCGTCCCCTGCAGACCTGTGGCCTGTTTCTCCACCTTGCCGCAGTTCTCCAACTGGATAGAGCACTTAGCATCGTCACCAGCCTGGGCATCGAGATCCAATGAGGTGATGATGAACTTGCCCTTGTAGCCACCTGTTGTCTTACCCGAACGGCTACCAGCCTCGCGCACATTGTACGACACGTCGACAGGCTTGCCGCTAAGCTGCAGATCCTTCAGCTGGTCGTAGGTAGGAGCATCCGTGGTTCCGTCCGTACACACCACACTGTCAGCACTGATGCTCTCAGAGTAGCTTTTCACGTACTTCTCCTTCCACTTGCCGCTCGCAGCCTCTTTGGTCACTCGCTCGCCAGTCTCAGTCTGCGTTGTCATCTTACAACCCGTACTGAAGGCAAGCGCACCGCCTCCAACCGACAGGATGAGGTCGGTACCGTCTAATACATGTTCCATATTCTATTTTTCTTTTGATAATTGAATAACTAATAGATAACCTATAAAAATCATCGCTATAAACGCATACGCCAACAGCGCATTGCCAAGTTCGGGAGGCTTCTTTTCTTCCTTCCTTTCGACGCTGTTAGAATGGCTTTCGGATGTCGTTCTATTCGTCTTAGAAGAAGAACTCACCGAAGTGCTTCCTGCGGATTCTTCGCCATAGGTATGCGTCTGCTCTTTCGACCGTCCATGTCCCTCGATGCGATAACCTCCACTGTCTATCGGCACGACGAGCCACGTCTGCTGCCACTGCTCATCAGCCAATGTCCTTACCTGTGTCCAGTTCTTCGTCAGCGTTGTGTCGTGGCTTACGCTGCTGTCTCTGCTTACGCTGCTTGCCTGCTGCGTTTGTTGCGTCTGCGTCAGCAACGTCTTCTTGGTTCTGCAGCTCGCCACTAACAGGACAAGAAGCACGATGAGGGCACAGCTGTATAGCCTCGATAGCCCGCGTGAGCTTATTGAGTGCATAGCGGGTGCGGGCGTTCTCCTTGTTGAGTTCCTCGATAGCCTTTGCATTATCTTCTGCTGCATCATTCAGTTCTTTTTGTTTTGCTAAGAGTTCCTTGCTCACATCGTCATACATCTCCTTGAAGGTGTCGTGTATTCGCTTTGCTTGCTCAGCCTCCTTTACTTTTCGATTGACTATCCAGGCGATGGCAGCACCGATGCCGCCACTGGGGATAGCCCACTGCAGTATGTTCATAATCATGTCTGTCATCGCCTTTCTAACCGTTTGAATTTAATGTTAAGTATATGATGAAGATTTGAAGCCTTGTTAGCCTGCCTTATAGCCGCTGTAGATCACACCGCCGGCATCCTCCTTCTTAGGCATACAGATGAAGTAGTGGCGATAAGATACCAGGTTGCGCTGATACTGAGGATCGCTCTCCGCAGGACTGTAGTACATCTTCGTCTCGCCTGTAGCCTTGAACACACGTGGCACATAGAATGCGAACGAGCACTGGAACTCGCCAGCCTTAGGTGTGGCGCCCAAGGCGTTCTTCACACCTGCAGTGCTGTAGGTAGGACAGGCACCATACTCGTAGATGTCGAAGCCATAGAGACGGCCTACAGTACCATCGTTACGGTTGATGTTATACTGCTCCTTAAATGCCTGGTCGGTCTCCAGGAGGTCGTTCACGTGGTCCGTACAGAGCACCAGACGGCGGTCGGTCACAGGCACGCCTAATGCGTCGAGCTTACGCTTCAGAGCCACAACGTCGTCAATGCAGAGCTTGATGCGCTTGGTGGCGGCGTCCACTGCTCCGGTAGTAACGAGCACAGGGGTCTTGTCCGTGTTCTTCGTAGGACAGAGCGCATGGGCTGCCTTGGCATACTTGGCATCGTTCAGGGCGTTGGCACAACTTTCCTTCACGCGGGCCATCTTGAGGTAACTGAGAGCATACAACTCGTCGTCGGTCACTGGCACCACCTTGGTCTGGAACTTGTCAAGCGAGAAGGTCTTGTCGCCGTCTTTCAGATCCTGGACATCCAGTGGGTAGGTGGTGTTGTTGACGAGCACCTGTGGGTCGGCACCCACATCCACGAGGTGAATCACGTCGTTTTTCACGATCGAACTCTGGTCGGGCACACCGTTGAGCCATGCTGCATCCAGTTTTCCGCGGAGAGCCTTGACCAGCTCACCTGTCCACACCTCTGTCAGCACACCATCATAGGCTGCATCCTCAGGCATGAAGCCAGGCACCGCGATGGCGATGAGACTGGCCACGATAGCACCGCCAATGGCACTGCAGCCCAACAGCGTTGCGATAATTCCACCCACAATGGCATTGAAGAGCAATGCCGTCATGATCTTGATAATTGTTTTCTTTTTCATTGTCGTTTTTTATTTTTTACCTTTTTACTCTTTTACTTTTTTACCTTTAAAAAGCAAGAAGGCTCTTTTTACCTTTTTACTTTTTTACCTTTTTACCTTTAGGCAGGTTCAAAGCCATACTCCGCATTATAGAGGCGCACGAATTCGTCATGATGGTTGTCATGCAGGTCCATCATCACGTTTGCTGGCACGGCACTCAGCTTCTCGTACTTCGAGTAGTCTTGTGGGTCTGCCACGATATTACCATTGTCGGTTCGATGCAGGGTAGCCGTAATCTTACCCTGGGGCTGCATGGCCGACAGGGTGAGATTCAACTGCTCCAGACCCAACTTTTTGCCCAGTTCCACGAAGTGATCCTTCATGCCTGCAGCAAGTCGCTTCTCGGCGATGGCGGTTTTCACCGCACGTGTGACAGCAGCCAACTCCACAGCCTGTTGCTGCGCCTGGAGTGTCTGTACCTGGTTCTCCAAGGCGGTCACCTTACCTGCCGCAAGACTGAGGCTTGCGAGCTTCTCATTCACTTCTGCTTCTGTTGCGGTCTCCTTCAGACCCAACTTGATCGCTAAATCTTTTAATTCCATTTCTTTGTTTTTTAATGGGGTTTTACTTACATTATCTAATAGGGGAAGAACGCCGTCGATGGCATTCTGTCCTGCTGAAAGTGAGATTGTCTTACCTTCATGAGTGAGCACGATGGCGTCATCATTGCCGCCAATATCCACCACACTCACCTCGATGAGTTTCGATTTCGTCACCGTCGGACGCTGTTGACCCTCAACGAGCAACTGCTTGTCGTCGCTCATCTCCAAGACCTGGAAGTTCGCACTCACCATTTTCACGCTGCCGAACTCCCATTGCTTCTTCAGCTGTCGCGACAGGTCCGTAGCCTCGTCAAACACCAACTCGCCAGTCACGTCCTGGCCTTCCACCTTCACATCCTTCACCAAGCCCACCACCTTGCCACGCTCGTGCATATAGAGCAGTACCGGGTTGCGCTGATACTGCGCCAGGTCGATACCTGATGTGAGGATTCGAGTGCCGTAGCAGTTCACGCTCTCATTACTGATTCTTACTCGTTTACCTTTGCTCATATCTTTTTTACCTTTTTACTTTTTTACCTTTTTACCTTTAAAAGCAAGAAGGCTCTTTTTACCTTTTTACTTTTTTACCTTTTTACCTTTAAAAGTCCTTTTTACCTTTAAAAGTTTTTTTCGGATGCAATATTACTAACTTTTCGCATATCCTCCAAAAAAGTATGAAATGCTTGCACACTTCCGTGCAACCGCTGCACACTATTTTTGCAGATTGCCCAAAAAGTCGCAATTTTGCAATACCAAACCCCGCAGGGCGCCAGTCGCCTCCGTGGTTTTCTATTCACATTATAACAACATTCGAATATGACAAAAGCAGAATTAGAACGTAAGAAGAACCTCGCCCGAACCCTCTATATGGCGGGTAAGGAGCAGGCAGAGATAGCCGAGCAGATTGAGGTATCAAGGGTAACAATATCCAAGTGGGCCAACACGGAGGGATGGAAAGAGCAGCGGGCAGCCAAGAACGTGACGCGACCGGAGCTGGTCAACAAACTCCTCCTCACCATCGACACCCTCATCAGTCAGGTAAACGAATCCGGCGACCCGGACAAGATATCCGGACTGGGCGACCGATTGGCCAAACTCTCGTCCGTCATTCAGAAACTCGACAAGAAAGCCAACGTGGTGGATGCCATCGAGGTGTTCATGGCCTTCTCGAAGTGGATGCAGTTCCGCGCTCAGACCGACCCGAACATCACACCCGAACTCCTCAAGACATTCAACTATTACCAGGATCTCTTCATCTCCGACAAGATGAACAACGGTTTCAGTTGCGAACTCTAAGGTATAACAATAATAATTAGAAGCAAAGAAGGATGGCTACACTATCAGAGAAAAAACAGGCCATCGAGGCGTGGCGCGAGCACTGCAAGCAGATAGCAGCGCTCACCGACACCTCGCTCATGGCTCCCGAAAGCAAGACAGAGCGGAAGAAACGCATTGCTTCCCTGCAGAGGGACTATGCTGCCTTCTGCGAATATTATTTTCCGCACTTCCTGCAGCTCAAGGATAAGACTACTGGCAAGGTGCTGCGCACCATCCACAATGCGCCGTTCCACAACCTGGCAGCACGCAAGGTGAAGTCTACGCCCAACCTGAAGGCGGTGTTCATGTGGCCTCGTGGTCACGCCAAGAGCACCCATCTGGACGTTTTCCTGCCCCTGTGGCTCATGTCCCAGCCCCTCAGGCTCATCAACTTCATGGTCATCGTGGGCAAGAGCGAGGATGCTGCCTGCCGACTCTTGGGCGATATCCAGGCTGAACTGGAATATAACGACCGACTCAAGGCGGATTTCGGAGAACAGAAGCCTAACGGCGGCGACTGGACCGATAGCGAGTTCAAGGCACAGTGCGGCGTCAAGTTCCTCGCCTGTGGCCGCGGTCAGAGTCCTCGTGGTCTGCGCGACCGTGAGGCACGTCCCGACTATATCGTCATCGACGACCTTGATGACGATGAGCTCTGTAAGAACGAGAAGCGTGTCCGCGAACTTACCTCATGGGTCAAGTCAGCCCTCTTCGGATCCTTGGATGTGGGCCGTGGCCGCTTCATCATGGTGGGCAACCTCATCTCGAAGAACTCCGTGCTCTTCAACATCGCCCACACCAAGGGCGTGTTCCTCTCCAAGGTCTATGCTGTCGACAAGAACGGAGACCCTACATGGCAGGAGAAATGGACACGCGAGGAGGTGGATGCTTACCGTGAGTTCGTGGGCTACCGCGACTGGAACAAGGAGATGATGCACAACCCCATCAAGGACGGCACCATCTTCCGCCATGAATGGATCAAGTACAAGCGTATGCCCCGGCTCTCGAAGTACGATGCCTTGGTCTGCTATACCGACCCGTCGTGGAAGTCCACCACCGAGAACGACTACAAGGCGAGCCGACTCTGGGGTAGCATCGGCAAGGAACTGCACCTCATCGACTGTTTCGTGCGTCAGGACACCACGGGTGCCATGGTGAGATGGCTCTACAATCTCTACGAGCGAAGCTTGGAAGAAGGCGCAAGTATCCAATTCTACATGGAGGCAAACCTGATGCAGGATACTGCCCTCGATGAGTTTGCTGCAGAAGGCGACCTGCGTGGCTACCAGCTACCTATCACGGCCGATAACCGCAAAAAGCCCGACAAGCTGCAGCGCATCGAGTCCGTGGCTCCGCTCTGGGAGCGTGGCGTGGTGTTCTACAACGAGGCGCTCCGAGACTCCGAGGATATGCAGGTGGGCATCGACCAGACTCTCTCGCTCGAGCACGGCAGCCGTGCGCACGACGATGCGCCCGATGCCGACGAGGGCGCCATCTATATCCTCCAGAAGCAGGGCAGAGTGGCTGCCTTCGTTCCGAGAATAGTCAAGCGCATGGCTCCCAAGAATTCATGGTAGCAGCTTTTAATTTCTCATTTAACATTGAAAAAAAACTATGAGTTTCATCACACAGGAAGACTTCAAGGTCGTGAGCAGCGAAGCTTCGCTCAAGGCCATCACGGGTGCCGACCCGGACAACATCAGCAACGCCATCGCAGAGGCACAGGAGGAGGTGGCAGGGTATCTGCGACCTAAGTACGACACCGACCGCATCTTCGCCATGGAGGGCGATGAGCGCAACCGACAGCTCGTCATGTACACAGCCGACATCGCGCTCTACAACATGACTGCGTCGCTCCCCAACCGCATGGGCTACGAGACACGCAAGGAGCGCTACGAGCGGGCCGTCAAGTGGCTCGAAGGCGTACAGGCTGGCAAGATAGTACCCGACCTGCCTGCTGCCACTGACGAGTCGGGCAACGACATCTCGCAGGGCGGGGTCCTGGCATACGGCAACGGACCCGACCGTCACAGCTGGTAAGGTGTTAGTCGGAATAATAATCGGTAAGAAGGCTCTTTTTACCTTTTTACCTTTTTACTTTTTTACCTTTAAATAGCTTTTTTATTTTTAAATTAAACATTAAACGAAAATGGCAAGATTGAACATAAATATAGCCAAAGACCGCATAGAGGATGCCTGGAGAGCATTCCTCGGCCGACCGCAGCTCTGGAGAACTAAATATGGTGACATCGAACTGGTAGGCAAGAACAACCGCCGACAGGTGGAGAGTATCATCGCCAAACTGCAGCGCACCACCGAGGCGCTTACCAAGGGCGATGTCAAGAAGTGGCGACGTGCCTGGCAGCAGGCCATCAGTGTGGAAAGCCCCAACCGCCAGGCGCTCTACGACATCTATCGAGACACCGAGATAGATGCCCACCTCTCCGGCTGTATCGACCAGCGAAAGGGCTTCGTCTTGGCGCGATCGTTCAAGATAGAGGATAAGAACGGAACACCGGCAGACGAACTCAATCACTTCCTTGAGCAGGAATGGTTCGTGGAGTTCTGCCGTCTCGTGCTTACTACTCCTTACTGGGGACACTCGCTCATCGAGTTGGGCGACCTCGGAACTGATGGAGACGGATGCTTGTCCTATAATGAGGTGAAGTTAGTGGACCACAAGTACGTCATCCCTGAGCACCACCGCGTCATCACCGACCTCGGACAGGACTGGACTACCGGCATCGACTACCATGAGCCGAAATGGATGGGCAACCTCATCGAGGTGGGCAGGCCCGACGACCTCGGACTCTACCTCAAAGCTTCGCTCCACTGCATACCTAAGAAGAACGTGTTGGCAGCATGGGACGTCTTCAGTGAAATCTTCGGTATGCCACTACGTGTTGCTACCACCGGATCCAGGGATCAGAAGGAGGTGGACCGTATCAGCGACATGATGGATCGTATGGGTCAGGCTGGCTATGCCGTACTGCCTACAGGTACGGAAATCCAAATCGTGGAAAGCGCCAAGAGCGACGCATTCAATGTTTACGATAAGCGTGTGGATCGTGCCAACTCTGAAATCTCCAAACTCATCATCGGCCAGACCATGACTATCGAGGACGGAAGCAGCCTCTCACAGAGTCAGACCCATCTGAAGGTGTTTGAAAACTTAGTGGAGAGTGACGCCAAGTTGCTCGCCAACACCATCAACAACCAGCTCTTCCCTCGCATGATCAGCCATGGTTTCCCTCTCCAAGGCTACCACTTCGCATGGGATGACAGCCCAAGCTACACCCCGGAGCAGCAGATGGAGTACGAGAAGATGATCTCCGACCGATACGAGGTGGACGGCAAGTACTTTGCCGACAAATACAATATGCCCGTAGGCGAACGCATCCAGCAGCCTTCACTCTTTGGCAGTGAACCTGCAGACAAGGACAACAAAAAGGACCTGAAGAATTTTTTCGACTGAGCCCCGAAGCTTACGAGGGGCTACACTCGAGATACAAGGAGATACTGAAGGGCATGGACGTGCCGCCATTCATATCTTTGACCAAAGAGGAGGATATTGAAGAAATAGCAAAAAAATGGGCAAGCGCTATCAGCAATAAGTATGCAAGAGAAGATGCCGAAGAGGCTGCACGGATTGTGTTAAGAAGTGGGATTGTAACAGAACTACCCGATTTGCGTGAGGCGGATTTAGGAGGAAGAAAACGTTTTTCTGGTCTAACTCGTGCAAATTTCCACGCTGCTATATGCGAAGGAGACACCAGTTCTATCAGAGTAAACAAACGTGCTTATAAAACATGGGTAAAGGACACTGATGATGCAGTCCGTGGAGGATGGCACGCACAAAGAAACACCATCTTACACGAATTAGGGCATTACATCGACTTTTGTAATGATCCCGATTTCTTTCGATCGGTCGAACACGAATGGAGCTTGGACAACGCGGACAGAAAATTTGTCAAGAAGCAACTGTCCGAGTATTCCCTTACCAATCGTGCCGAGTTTGAGGCGGAACTGAACTCAGCAATACTAAGTGGTAAGGCTTTCCCTGAGGAAATCCTTGCACTCTCCCACATGAAACAAACAAAAACTCCTATTGCCAAGCAACTACTTGACTACGGCTCTGGAAAGAAAGTTTGTTTGCCTAACGAAGACCTCACAAAGAAGTACAAGAACGCACTCAAGGCGATGTTCCGCCAAGAAGGCAGCACCTTTACCGTTGACATCCTTGGCAATAAGGATGTACAAGAGTTTATCAGCACCCACGCCACGATGCTTAATAATAGCTTCGTTCAAGTCAAGATGAGCGACAAGATGCGCGAGCGGCTTACCCGCTCCAACTACATTTTCTCGGGCATCAAGACGTTCCACGAGCTCAACGAGGCTTTCCCTTCCATGCTCGATGAGAATGGCAATAAAAAGCCGTTCGAACGCTTCCTGAACGATGTCCGGAAAATCAACGACACCTACAATGCCAACTATCTGCACGCCGAATACAACTTCGTACAGGCTTCTGCCACCATGGCGGCCAAGTGGGAACAGTTCAGCGAGGATGGCGACCGATACTACCTGCAGTACCGCACGGCCAAGGATGACAAGGTGCGCCCGGAACACGCTGCCCTCGATGGGGTGACACTCCCCATGAGCGACTCTTTCTGGGAAACCTATTACCCACCGAATGGATGGAATTGCCGCTGTACCGTGGTACAGGTGCGCAAGCAGAAATATCCGGCCACAGAGCACGCTGAAGCCATGAGCAGGGGCGAGGAGGCCATGAACGGCGAACGATACAACATCTTCCGCTTCAACAGTGGCAAGCAGGGCAAAACCATGCCCGACTACAACCCTTACACCATCAAGCGATGCAATGACTGCGATGTGGCGAAGGGAGGTAGCGTAAAATTAGGGGCTTTTATTCCTGACTACCAACTTTGCCGTGGCTGCGTAAAGATTAGAGAGTGCTACGAAAATAGGGAAAAAGCCAATAGCAAGCAGAATCTTGCCAAGCGAACAAAGGAAGAAAAGCACAAGATTTACTCCAAGCCTACAGAGGAGCAATTCGAAATCCTCTCGAAGAACAAGGAAGGTTATGAAGTATCTCGCCATATACTGAAGGATAAAAAAGAAATGGACTACAATCGTGTGCTTGATGCCGCTAAACTGCTGTCTAAGTTTGACAATGTAAGAATACTGCCCGAAATACACGCCAGCGAGCTTGATATAAGGAACCGTCTTGGGCTTCCCGAGAAGAAGAACCCGGACTTGATGTTTGGAAATACTTTCGCAGATGTAAAGTCTCCATTCTCCAGCAGGAACATTGTTACTAACGCAAACGATGCATGCAAACAAAATGCCATAGCTTGCATTACAGATCATCTTTGCCATATAGACAAAAACAAAATAGGTCTTTTAGCAAGAAAGGTATTAAGTGACAAAAACTACACAAGGGATACCGTATTCTTTGTCGTGGAGAATAAACTTTATAAATATACAACAGCCGACCTTTAAAAAAAGATCGGCTGAGGTTTCCCAACTTCGCGGGCTGGTTTCAGTGGTCATGACTCCCACGCTGCAAATATACAATAAACTTTTTAATCCCACAAGGAAATGAGCAAGAAAAATCAAAATTATGATGAATTTATAGAAAAATTCAAGCCGAAGAAGACAACGGACGACTGCTATACCCCCCCCACCTGTGTATGAGGCGGTACTTGGCTGGGCACGCAAGCACCTCGACATTGGCGACCGCCCTGTGGTACGCCCTTTCTATCCTGGAGGAGATTTCGAACACTTCGACTACCCCGACAACTGCGTGGTAATAGACAACCCTCCGTTCTCCATCTTCTCGAAGATTTGCAACTGGTACGTAGAGCACGGCATTCCGTTCCTTCTCTTCGCACCAGCCATGACCAGCATCAAGCAGAACGTCACCTATATCGGTGTGTCATGTACCATCACCTACGAGAACAGGGCGAATGTGAATACAGCATTTGTCACCAACATGATGGGCGACCTCATCTGTACCACTGCTCCCGACCTCCACGAGGCTGTAAAGAAAGCCAATGACGACAACTTGAAGCAAAGCAAGAAGACCCTCTCAAAGTATTCCTTCCCCGACTGCGTGCTTCGGGCCACCACGCTGCAGACCATGAGTCTGGCAGGCGTCGAGTTCTGCGTAAGAAGAGAGCAGGGCTGTGTGGTCGGTCAGGCGTGTGAAAACAAAAAAGGAGAATTCGGCAATAGTATCCTACTGTCTGATGTGGCTACAGCAGAGAAGTTGGCAGCGGAGAAGTTGGCAGCGGAGAAGTTGGCAGCGGAGAGACTGTGCCTCACGGAGAAATCCAAGGCGATTATCGCACAGCTGAACAAAGCTCACGTCAAAAGCAGTTATCCTTCATACGTGAGACTTTTCAGCCCCTACTAAGGCTGGGGCCCTATCCCTACTACCGATGAGCCTCGGTCCCTATTAGGGATGGAGCCTCGTCCCTATAGGGATGCAAAAACGATATTCTAACGGTGTTCTATCACCATTATATTCACATTTTAATCTTAAAAGTAAATGATCAATTACAGTATTGCAATGATGGGCAACCCTGCCAAGAAGCAGGACCCAAAGAAAGCCTACGGTGTGGCTCAGTACACCGAGAAGATGACACTCGCTGAGTTCAGCGAGCATATCTCAAGCCACGGCAGCACATACGATGCCGAGGACGTGGAAGCTATTCTCGGCAAGGCCGTGAAGTGTCTGCGCGAAATGCTCCTTGCCGGCAAGAAGGTGGAGTTAGGCAAGCTCGGAGAATTCTATGTCACCCTGCACGGCAAGGGCACGGAACTCGCCAAGGACTACAACCCTGCCACCTGCGTGGAGAAGGTGAACGTGGTGTGGGATCCTGGCAAGCTCTTCGAGAACCTGAAGGAGGATGCTGCCTTCAACTTCGTGGCAAGCCGCAACGAACAGGAAGAAGCTAAGCGAAAAGCCAAGGCGCAGAAGGACGACAATGGCAACACACCGCCTGCCTCGGGAGGTGATAGCCCAGCGCAAGGGGGCGGTGGTTCCTCGTCATCAGAAACGTCGCAGGGCACACAGCCCGGAGGTGGAGACACACCACAGGGCGGAGGCGACGGCGAATAGTCATGCCTTGGGCAAAAAAAGGGGGCTGCATCATCACGATGCAGCCCCCTCTGTCGTTTCAGGGTTCGCCAACCCCGACCGCCTGCGGCTAAGTATACAAAACTTTGTAAACCTATAGAACCAAAAAATAATGATCTATTCATCTTCGCGGGACTTCACAGCCTGCCGGGGTTCGCCAACCCCAAAATGAGAGTATAGTAAAAAAAAGCCGCAGGGCATACTGCTAACTTAAAACATTCTGACACCCTCACGGGCTTTACAAGAATGGATTGTTTAATAACATCTAAAAATAAATTACTAACAAACAGTGAAATATATGATATAAGATATTCCTTAACTCTTGAAACTTATCTTCTCGTAGCCGTACCAGCGTATGTTTACCTTTATCAGATCTTACGAAGATACCTCACTTTCATGATCTCGATATTCTCCATCAACTCGCCATGACTGCGACAGGTCATCGTCGTCTCTGGGTAGTACACTGTCACGGTCTGGCTATCTATGCCTACAAGCGCCTTCAGCACTTTGTCTATCAGGATACAGGCCGCCTCAAAGCCGCCCTCCATCCAGTCGGTCACAATGTGTAGCCGCATCTCGCCCTCGCCGTGCTGCATCGGCTCTTTGCCCGCCATCATCTTCCAGCCTATGTCGCCTATCTCGATAAACACTGCAGGGCGCTGCCAGGGGCTCTCCTCGTCCACATACTCCACATTCTCGTTGTACAGGTCCACGTGCTGCACATCGGGCACCTGAGCCTCAATGGCACGTTTCACGTCGCTAAATAAATTCAGTCTTCCGTCCATAATTCAATATTAAATATTTAAATGATTAAAATACTCCTCAAGCTCATCCTCGATGATCTTTGTTACTTCTCTCTCAACTTCCGGGGCCATGCCTAAGAACTGACGTTTCGGTATCTTAATGGTCTTTCCCACCTTCATCAGCGCCATCGCCCGCCAGAACTCGGCGTTGGTCGACAGCTGCCGCTGTTTCTTCGACTGGCGTAGGCTGCCGTCCTTGCGATACCCGAAGGAGCCTGCAGCCTCGTAGTACTTGTGCCAGAAGAACCGCTTCATCTTCTCCGTTACCTTGATTTCTCCGCCCTCGTTATGTATGGCTGCATAGGGAGAGGAGGAGTAGAACGTGATAGAGGTAGCATCGCTCCGGCTCTGAACGCTCTTCCTCAGGTCGCCCGAGGCTACGAGGATATGACCGTCGCCTCTTATCGGACTTTTCCGTCTTGCCCATGCCTTGGTAAAGAATCCCTGGCGCTCGAAGTTCTTGTCGAACTCGTCACCGATCTCCACTCGGATATCACTCAGAATATGTCTGATCACTACCGATAAATCATTATTTCCTGCCATATCTTTATCAGTTTTCAGCAAGAAGGCTCTTTTACCTTTTTACTTTTTTACCTTTTTACCTTTAAAAGCAAGAAGGCTCTTTTTACCTTTTTACTTTTTTACCTTTAAAAAGCTTTTTACCTTTATCAGCAATACAGCCCATCGGCAAGATAGTCATCATGCAGGGCTTGCAGATTCAGGTCCGACATGCGGCCCTCCAACTCCTGATGCACCAAGGCTTGGTCCTGCAGAGGCAGCTCCTTGACCTGTTGCTTGGCATAGGCTACGATACGATTAATAATCTCTTCCATACGCTCTTATTTACTTTTCGGGTTCGTCAAACTGCAAGAAAAGCTCATCATCGACTGGAATCTCGTTGCGGGGGTCGGCACTGGCGTTGAGGATATTGTACAGCTGGCGCTCCGAGATGGCATAGTGCGGGTAGATATAGCGGCGCCATATCTCGCGGTTCGATATGCCGAGCTTCGCATATCTGTCGTATATACTGTTGATGTCGGCTACGCGCTTCTTGTAACTCAAGCCCCGGCGGCCGCGCTTCAGATTTCTCATCGATGATCGTATGCTTTTCTAATTAAACTTCAGCAAGAAGGCTTTTTTACCTTTTTACTTTTTTACCTTTTTACCTTTAAAAGTCCTTTTTACAGTCTGCAGAAGCTGGGCTCTATGCGCATCCACACGCCCGTCTCCTTGTGACGACGGAAGAAGTAATAGTTCACGGCTGTCTTCTGTACCACGTTCGACTCCTTGAAGAGCATCATGATGTCCTTATATTCCTGGTCGCCAAACTTATCTTCCAACTCGTAGAGCTTCGAGATGCTCTTGTAGTCCAGGTCGCCACGCTGGTTGCGCTCTAAGAGCGTCATCGCCAACTGATACATCGGGTCTTTCTGTCCCTTCTCGCTCTTCTTGATGTAGTCCTTCAGATAAGCCACTAAGCGCTCGGCTGCCATGTCGGCACGCTCATCGAAGCCCTTTACACTGTTGCTCGCCACCTGCAGGCGGAAGTCGCCATCGGTGATGGTGTAGTTGCGCTGGTCGACATTCTTCAGCTGACCGTAGTCGCGCATCACCGAGATGAAGCCTTCCGACTCTTTCTCAAGCCATTGCTTGAAACCTTTCACGTCGGCGGTCACGTTCACTAAGAACTCTTCCACGCGGTGCATAAACTCTGCACGAAGGCCCTCGTAGGCATCGCGCTTGGCTTGTCGGCTCTCGTTGGCATCAGCGTTGAGCTGGGCGAGCAGGGCCTTCTTCTCTTCTGCCGTCATCTGCGACAGATCAATTGGGTTTTTCTTTGTTTCCATTGTCTCCATTGCTTATTAATATGAATTGATTGTTGATGTTTCGCTCTTCACGCTTCACGCTTCGTTCTTCGCTTACTAAGCCTCCCTTGCGCTTGATGGCGCGAAGCTTCACGCTCAGACTTTCCAGTTCCTCCGTCGTCAGACGCCCGAAAGGCTTGCCGCTGATCCGGGGGTTGCGGCAGAAGTCGTTCACTCGTTGCCAGTCGCTGGTGTCGATTTGCAGGCCCTGCATCAGACGAAGACAGATGCTGCGCCTACGTTTCAACTCCCGGTCGTAGCCGCTGGCGGCTTCCAGCTCCTTGCAGGCTGCGTCATACTCTGCCTGAGTCATCTCGCTCAGATGCTCCGTGCGACCGTTGGTCCAGTTCTGCACCATCAAGCGCTTCTCCTCCTCGCTGTCGCGATGACTTAGGCGGTTCCAGGCGCGCCAGAATCTTCCGTAACTCTTCATCGCTCCCAACTGTCTTTCGTGAGATGATAGTCGACATATTTGTCACGGACACTTTGCAATAAATACTCTGCACTCATGCAGAAATTTTCAACCTCGATCAGAGGGATGTCGTTATAACAGAAATACAACAGGCCTTCAAACTCCCTCACTTGGATTCTGCGCAGTGCCTCGCGGCGAAGTTCCTTCTCACGTTTCATCACTTGCTTGCGATGATGCTCGGCTCCCATTCTCTTCCACCATTCCTGGATGGTACTGATAATCCTCTTCATATCTTTCGGTTTTTATTAATTAAACATTAAACTCTTTATTATCAATAAGCCTCTTTTTACTTTTTTACCTTTTTACTTTTTTACCTTTAAAAGCCGTTGCTTGTCTGAATCAGGCCATCCTCCCATACCCTGAAGGTGGCTCCGGCTTCTCCGATGAATCGACCCTGGCAGACTGCCTCGTAGCCGACGACTCTTACTTTCACGCCCGCCATATACTTCAGCCTGACTGCAGGCTTGCCCAATGGCTGGCCCTTCGCTTCCTGTGAGATGAAGATAAAACTCTTTCGGGGAAACTCATTCACCAAGGCTTCTACCTGTGCGTATTCCCAGTGAGAGTACTGGAAGGAGTCCACGATGATGAACTTCGGGCCCTTGCGCTGCTTCAGCATTTTTTTCAGGTTCTCCAGATCCGAGTCGATGCAGACTCTAAACCTCCCTTGCTCTTCCTCCATGTGGAACCGCTCGATACGTTCCTTGAAACTCATGCTCACTTTCTCCTCAAAAGAACAGTAGAGCACCACGCCGTATTCGCAGAGTTTCTTGGCGAGCTGCATCACGAAAGAGCTCTTACCGCCTGCTGATGGTCCCGAGATAAACCAGGTATCATACATATCCGGCTGCCCGAAGCACCGCTCCCATTCTCCGTCCCAGGGGATGGGCTTGTAAGTCATCTTCAGTATCTCCCTGGGACTGTATGCTCTTTTTGCCATATTTATCTTTAAAAGCAAGAACGCTCTTTTTACTTTTTTACCTTTTTACTTTTTTACCTTTAAAAGCCCCTTTAAGAGATTTTCAGTTTCTCTATCTCGGTATATACTCGTCTCAGTCCACCTCGGGTCTGTCTCACGATGGTGGCGATGTCATATCCCTCCGGGGCATTCACCTTGGCCACGATGGCAGCCTGCTTCATCAGGAACTTCTCGCGCTCCTTGCCGTCGTCGGGTGTCACCTTGCAGTATCGCCCACCGTAACGGCTCAGCATTTCGGTATATCCCACCTTCTTGCAGTCGATGCTTCGGTTGATCTTCTCCTTCAGTCCGTCGGCTCCCATCATATACCAGCCGCAGCAGTGCTCGGTGGCGTTCCAGAGTGCCTTCAGTTCCAGGAATGCCTCATACTGCAGGTCGCCTGCCTCGTCGAGGATAATAAGCGGTGAGTCGATGGAGCGGAGGTAGTAGGTGAGGTCTTCATATACATCTCCGTAGGTTCCCTTGCTGTCAAGTCCGAACTCTGCCGCTATCTTGCGTATCAGGCGGCGCTTGGTCTTCACCTGCGAGCAGTCTATATAGGCGGCGTTCTTATGACTCTGCACGTAATACTTGGCGGTGTAGGTCTTGCCGATATTAGGCTCATCGCAGAGGATCATCGAGAGGGCAGAGCTCTGTGCGGTCTCCAACTGCTTCGTCACGATGAGGAAGGTGTCGGTCTTGCCCGTCTTCCATTCTATCTCGTGGCGCAGACTTACGCCCAAGCGTCTGGCCAAGCGTATCCAGTTGCCATCGCTGATGGTTCGGTCTGTCTGTCCCTGCTTGACCATAGAATAGACTGAGGTGGCCAAACCGAGCACCTTGGCATGCTTACTGTCACTGTCGAAGCGGACACGGTCTTGGGCCATCGCCGCCAAAATCTTATTTTTCTGTTCTGTTGTTATCATTGCCATAAGTTTTTAAAGTTTATATCATGTCGATTGCACGCTGCAGGATATCCTCCTCGGTTTCGTCGTCCGTAAAGACGTCTATTGGCTCCGTGCCTGGCATATCTGCAGTAAGCTCTTCTATCTCTTCCGGTTCGTCTGCCCGACTGTCGGTCGTGCCGACGTTCCTTTCAGCCTCCATCGTTCCGAGAGCAGGAACCATGTTGTTATCTACGTAGGTGTTGAACTCCCTTACCTTCTTCTGCTGATGATAGAACTTCCTGCGGTCTTCCTCGGTCTGTTCTGCCATCACTCGGTTGTAGGTTTCTACCTTCTCCACCTGGTCGATGAATCTGTCGCCCTGGAAGATGAACACATCCTGTGGCTTCCCGTCCTCATCCGGCAGATAGTAGGCGGTCACCTTGTAGTTGTTAGGCGCTAAGCGCTCCAATACTTCGGGCTTGCTCAGCCACCAGTCTGCGTAGGCTACTCTTACCGTAGAGTTTCGCCTTACTGAGGTCTCCACCTTCTCGCCGATATATCGGGCAAGGGTAATGGCATCGAATGGGCGCAGGTTCGGGTTGATATTTTCCATCAGCACGTCCCATCGGGTCATACCGGGATATTTCTTCTGATTAGGGTGCAGCGTATGGTTCCATTCGTAGTTGTCGCGGCGGTCGTCTGCCACAAGCTCATCAAAGGTAAAGTACTGCTTGTCCTCCCAGGTATCATTGCCCGCATCGCTTATCTTCTTGGATTCCACTCTGTATTTCCATTTGCCGTAGAATCGGCCGATACCTACGTGGTTGCGGTGAATGATGCGCCGCTTCTTGGCTCCGTTGAAGTTTTCCGCCTGTTTCTCCTGTGAGTTCAGTGGCGCACAGTAGCGCACATAACTGAACACCGTTCCTTCCTGCAGTAGGGTGTACTTATACTCCGACATCAGGTGGTTCTCCACCTCTATACCGGCAGGTATTCCCCAGCCGTGCTTGGCTATCAGGCGGAACATATCCCGGAAGCACTCCTTCACGAGGTTCTGGTCCTTGTCCCTGGAGTAACTGGCTCCTATCACGCACTGGCTCACCGAGTCGTAGGCATAATAGGCTTTCACCCTCAGCTTCGTATCCTTCAACTTGCGGGTCAGGTCCACGTCATCCATGGTAATCTGACTCAGCGAGTACTCGCCCGAATGGCGGTGCATGTGTGGCATGCTTTCGTGCATGAAGGCGCTCCAGCTCAACTGACTCTTGTCCCAGATAAGTCTGTTCTTAGGCTTGTTCAGGATGTTGCGGATGGTACTGTCGCTCAAACTCTTCGGGTTTCCGTCCTTGTCGCAGAAGTCCTCCGGATTGAACAGCTCGCCCGTCTGAATATCATATACGTCGAGCTCGCCACATACGAAAGCATCATACAGGTCTTTCACCTGTGAGTTGTAAGGCTTGTTAGGAAGACATTGCAGACCAAGCACTAATTTTTCGGTCTTCACATCCACCTTCCTGGTGTTCTGGTTGCCGAACTTACAGCTGATCAGTACGCCGTAGCCGCCTGCCTTATACTCATTTACCTTCTTTCGGAATCTCAGTGTCGACTCGGGCAGGGTATGATGATAGGTTTCCTTCAGCACCTTGATGGTCTTGGCCATCATATCCCAGTCGTAGCGTTCGCCCATCAGCTTGCGGTAGGCAGAGGCTCGTTCGTAGAGCTTGATACAGGTGTTGAGCACCGAGGCATTCACCACATACTCCTGGATCTTCTCCGCCGACAGGTCTAACCCTGTCTGCTGCCTGCTCTGAAAGTAGCACATGGCGTGCTGATCTACCTCGTAATTGGAAGTAATCCATCCTCGCAGCCTTACTTCGGGACCTCCGGGGAACTCTACTTCCACCGCCTTGCGGTATTTGGTAGGCAAGCTGTCTACGGCAATAAGAGCCGTGCAGCCGCTTGCGCCACCGCCTCGACGTACCACGTTAATGCGGTTTCTTGTAGCCATCTTTTGGTAATTAGCCGGACTCATAATGCCCGCCTCACAAAGTTCTGGCACAGATATGCAAAGTGTATTGCCGTAATATTCCATTGTTATATCAGTTTAAAACGTTCCTGCCCATCCAGATACCCGCTGTCAGGCAGACGATTCCAATAATCAGATACAATGTAATGTCCATAACTCTATCCTCCAACTTTAAAACCTTGCTGCCATATTTTGGAGTGAAGGCATCTCGCGTACCAAGACGTTGTCCGCTGACGCCATCTCCTTACCCTTGAAGAAGATGGTTGCATTACCAGTCTTCTTGTCGAACTCCAGCACCGCTCCGTTGGAGAAGTATTGTCTGAAGCTTCCCTCATGGTCGAAAAGCAAGGTATCACCCTTTTCGGCAACTACCGTCTCCACGCCACCGTTGATTTTGGCATACTGGCGGATGCGCTTTGCCTTGTCGCTCATGCCCCGCTTAGGGTCGAAGGTGAGAGCAAGCCAGATAGCTTGGTCCGACACCTTGAAGGTCTTGCGTATTCCTTCGCGTACCTCCGTGCTTACGTCTATTGCTCTTTTCATATTCTAACAATATTATAATCCTTTTCTAATGGTGGAGGAAGGCGGAGTCGAACCGCCTTTCTTTCCAAATTTTACCATGCAGTTATCATGCTGTCCGGCCAAAACTCTGGCAATAAAAAGCCGTCCAGCTTCTCCGAGGCCTTATCAGCAAGAAGGCCTATCAGCAAGAAGGCTTTTTTACCTTTTTACTTTTTTACCTTTTTACCTTTAATCCATTTCCGTGCGCCCTGCATTCCAGCTACCTCCAAGTTGCCGGGATACGTTGCCCGGCTCGTTGTTAATCCTGTTTTTTTACCTTAAAAACCTAACACATGGCAATTACTAAGTATTTTTCGCTCAAAATGCTTATCTTTGCATCGAAATATATGTTTCACTTAAAATATATAAAGATTATGACTACAAATGAAATGATCCTCCAGGCTCAGATCACAAGCCTGCGCCGTGTTGCCGACGTTCTTCTTCTCCATTTCTGGTCCGATGCGGAGAACAAGACTCAGCTTATCTGGTTCTCTCGCTATTTAAACTACAAATACGAGAGAGACATTCTTGCTTCCTCCGATTTCGGGCTAACCGATTCAGGACAGCAGCCTGAGCTTCTTGCTCGCCGACGTTACCACCTGCAGGTTCTGATGGATATTGCTTATCTGCAAGGTAATTTTGGAGAATTAAACATAGTTCGTCGAGTTGCTCCTCAAGACGCTGCACTCGCAAATAAAGTTTTTGAGAGCTACGATGGTTTCGACGAGTCGCTTTTCCGCGCGATTGACGAAATTGACAAATAGACTTTTTCATATTCTTTCTTTTATGTTTCACTTATAAATTATATTAATTATGGCTACATATACTGCTATTTACGAAATTGCACCGAATGCAAAGTTCTTCTCAGAAGAGTCCTTCTTGGATGAGATCAAGCCTGCGGTTAATATCATCAGTACTCTGTCTGAATCCTTTGGAGGATGCAAGCCGAAAATCGAAATAATCAGCAAAGCTCCCTACAAAGCTCATATCACAATCTCTATACCAGCAGGTCAGCAAAAGATTCTTGCCATCTATCACCTCTTCGGCATTATTGGCGACTACATTGCGTATTATATGGGAGATACTTACGTTGAAGAACACCATTCGTGTAAATAACCTGATAGACGGGGAATTTATCGTAATACTCACCATCTATCTTGCGTGCCCATTCGAAAAGAGACGGGTTTAGCAGCTCGCCTGTCTCGATGTCCTTCACGTTTATTCTGCCATCAAGAAACATCTTCAGTTTTTCTGTATCAGGAAGAGTATTATCAACCCCTTCTGCCTGTGCGATGTTCTCAAGTAAACGCTTCATGCGTTTTGATGTTCTCTTGTGTGCCATGATCTTTTCTTTTTATCGAGGGTGCAACCTTTACCGCTGCACCCTCACGGTTAAACACTCTATTTCTTCTCAACCTTATAGCCCTTACCTCGAAGGTAAGTCGCTACATACTCATCATCACCCACATCTTTGAGCACATCGAAGAGATATCCCTTAACATAGTCTGCAACTGCGCTTGATGATGCAAGCTCGATGTTCTTGGAGATAAACTCCACTTTCTTTGTTCTACCAAGGCCATTGAAGGCCTTCTCTACATTTTCCATCATTATGACTTTTTAAGTTTATAGATTTGTCCAGCTCGCGCTTTTTTAGTATCTTTGACGCGGTGTTTATCTTAAACACGGTGCAAAGATAAACAATTTGCGAATAACTACCAAATTTTTTGGGAATTATTTTCGCATTTTGAATAAAATAATATCGCAATATGGATAAAAAAGGCATTTTAGAGGCATTAATCGCCCATTATACAGGTGGCAATAAGTCGCAATTTGCGAAAATGTTAGGTGTTAAACCCCAAACAATTAATACCTGGGACTCTCGCAGTACCTTTGATATTGAGTTAATATACTCGAAGTGCGAACATATTTCAGCAGATTGGCTCTTGACAGGCGAGGGAAACATGCTCAAAACGAGTACTTCCGTCGCTGATGAAGCACTATGTCCTGAGGAAAAGGAGAGAAAAACGGAGAAATCTGAAGAAAAGCAGAGAAGATCAGAGAAAAATAGCGAGTGTTCTTCTCGGATTCAGAAACTACCGGAGGGAAGTATGGAGGGAATCCCACTCATACCTACCAGTGCCATGGCGGGCGCATTCACTTCCGATATCTCCTTCATGGAGTACGAATGCGAACACTATTTCATACCAGATTTCAAGGGAGCCGACTTCCTTATCCGTGTGAAAGGCGACTCCATGCAGCCTACATACTACTCTGGCGACCTCGTGGCTTGTCAGAAGATACCATTGGACGACATCTTCTTCCAATGGAACAAGACCTACGTTCTCGACACAAACCAGGGTGCCATCATCAAGCGAGTACTGCCGGGCAAGGATGATGAACATATCTGCATCGTCTCCGATAACACCAAGTACCCACCGTTCGAACTGGAGAAGTCATACCTCCACGCCATCGCTCTCGTCAGAGGCATCATCCGTCTGGAGTAACCTCGTTTCATACCCACCTTTAGGACCCGTATCATTTCCCCAGCTCCGGGAAGATGGTACACACCCACAAAAGCGTCCCTCTGGTATTCTCCCTCCCCTCAAAAGTGCCCCTCGGGTGTTCCCCTCCCCCTGGAAGGCACGAAAATAGGCCAAAAAGCCCCTATATACTATATATAATAAGGTGTTAGCGCCAAAAGTCGAGGTCCGAAAAGGGTATGTTTCCTACTGATAAAGTGGAAAAAGTGGTAGTTTTCTTACCTCAGCTATCGGTATGCCGTTTTACCCACTTTTGTCCCTCCACTTTTCTGAAAATGTCCCTCCAGTTTGTCCCTCCACCTGTCCCTCCACTACCCAAAATCGACCATTTCGGGCACAAAAAAGGGGAGCCACAAAGCTCCCCGAATAACCCAAAATAATCCCCAAAATACCCCAAAAATCATCCCCGACTTATAACATCATTCGAACACCGTCCGAACACCCCTAAAATTACGTTCTAAGCCCTCATTCTTCCCTGACTGATACATCATCCATAACCATCTCAAACAGGCGCACACCCCTTTGTTTTAGCGCATTTCGCAATATTCATGCCCCTATCTCGCCATCATCATCCGCTCCTCCATCAGATCTCGCCATCATCGCGCTGCCTCCTGCGTACAAACCCTATGTAAACCCCATGTAAACCCTATGTAAACCCTATGTAAACTTTCGCCCTATCTTTTCCATCTCCAGTCACTCTAAAATTAAACCAAAATTAAAGCTATGTAAACGTTTCGTTTTGCACCCTCTTTTCCTCTCTATCTCTGTAACTCTCTATCATTCATTATCTTATCTTACTTTTCATCTCTTTTATTTATATACGCTTCGTTTTGTGCCCTTTATATGAAGGAAAAGAAAGTGAAGAAGAAGAGTTTTATTGCAAAGACCCCAAACAATTAGCGACAGAAAACTGGGATTATCCCATTGTCGTTACAACGACAGTGCAGTTTTTTGAATCTCTCTTTTCGAACCATCGATCGAAATGTAGGAAATTGCATAATCTGCAGAATTCAATTGTCATTTTTGACGAGATACAAACATTACCAGTTCATCTGGCAGAATGTACAATGAAGATACTGAACGATATGTTGCATCTGTGCCGTTGTAGTATTTTGTTTTGCACTGCTACGCAACCAAACTTTCAAACCCGTGCTGACTTTAAGGGTATTGACCGTATAGTGCCATTGGTTGAGAATCCTACGGCCATATTTGCTGCCACGAAAAGAGTTGAATATTATCCGATTGCTGACTACGAAGTCCAATCAATGGATAGTATAGCACAAAAAGTTTGTGAAGAAAAAGAGCCTGTTCTCATTGTATGCAATACCAAGAAGAAAGCTAAAGCTCTGTTTGATAGTATAAAAGAAAAAGGCAATATGCAGGTCCTTCACCTATCAACAAACATGTGCCAGAAGCATAGAATGGCTGTTATTGATAAGGTCAAAAGTAAACTTAAAAATGGTGAGAAATTGATACT